TATTCATGAAAAGAGTCCAATCTCCACCATCTGAGCCAGGATGTATGTCACATCTATTCTGTAGTAATGAATAGAATGATGATTCTGGTTCACAAGGCATTACATATTTAGGTGTTCCTTGTTGTCTCATTAATGTATCCATTCCTTGAAATACCAACTTACAGTCTCTTACTTTCATTCTTTGAGTATGCATCCACCAGTAGGAAGTTGGACTCCATGTGGAGAATGCTCCTACTATTTCGCCATGTCTCATTACAACATGAGTAGGCATTAATGGATGTCGATTACCGTCCTTTTGAGCTTCTTCATATACCTTCTGCCTTAGTTCTTCTGAATCTATTGGGTATATCTGTATATCAGTTATCATTAGTCTCAAAGTCTACTTCATATGCCAGAATATTCAATGGCATAGGATCTGATTGCTGAATTAGAAACTGTCCATCAGTAAAGCCTTGGCTTTTAGGTATCAATTCTTTTGTCTCAGATGCCAAATGCGGTGCTTCGCCATATTGATTAGCAACAGTTCTTGTCACAAGTTCAACAAGATCAGCATCTGTATAATCATCTGTATAAGTAGCATACTTGAAGTTAGGTGTCCTGTGTATTTTTACCCATGTTCTGTGAATACGTTTTTTGTTACCTACTCTTATTCTTCCTTGTGGTCCTATAGATATAGGTAAAGAGATCACTTTGGAAGTATATTTACAACCTGCTAAAGCTCTAGTAGTGAACTTGCCTCCCAAAGAAATAATACCATTGGAAGTAATAGTTGCATCATCTAAAATACTACCATCAGAGAGGATACCAAGACTATCTGCTTCTAAATGGTCCAATCCATTCAAAGACTTTCTATGGAAAGTCATAGTTCCAGAACCTTTATCAGTGAAATACACTTCTGTACCAGTTGCACTGACAGTTGCTATTGTAAACTCATTAGCACTTACAACTGCTTTCACATAATAATCTGTACTTGAAACTAACGGTTGGGGTAAATCATCACCTGTAAAAGCTAATATATCTCCGACTGCAAGACCATGAGCAGTAGCATCTATTTTTTGAGCAACCCAAGTATGCGTTCCTGTCCCAGCATCACTCCAGGCAATAGCACCCCCACTTGGTATTGTTGCCAATTTAAAATTATTTGTAGTTTTATCTCTTACATAATAATCAGTATCCACTGCTAAATTCACAGGCAAATCAACAGGATCACCAGATGAAGACACTCTGATTTTATCTCCATCAGATAAAGGATGTGAAGTTGAAGTTATAAGTAATCCACTACTTTCTGATGCAGTAAAAGTTGCAGATTCAACAGCAAATGATGTTGATCCAGCAGTTGACTCAGCAAAACCATCTAGATAACTAGAACCAGATATAGCTTCAGTAGTCATCCAATCTTCCATCATCTCTACTGTTTCTATAATACGTTCTGTCTTATCACCATCTGCAACAGGAATAGTTCTTCTGACTAATAACCAGAGTTGATCCCTTGTACTGGAAGGGATTGTACACATATCTAGAACAACAGCATGAGTCTTATCTGTTATCAGATGACCTGTAGGATCACCTTTTCTAGTAGAATTATAACTATAATCACCTCCAATCTTATGAATGTGCCACGCTATTGTTTCCTGTTGAGGGATGTACGTAACACCAACAATGGTTCCATCTTTAAGTCTGAACCAGCTTACAAAGTTGGGGATATCTGTTTCAACAACTTGTACTGCCTGATTCTGTAGTATATCAGTGGCTCTAAAGGTGATATCTGCTGATGTTGCAGAAGATGATATGTCTCCATATGTAATGAGCCTTACCTTCTTACCTGTACCTTGTATGAACATGACATTGCTGTCATATGGGATGGCATTAGAACCTGTTTGTGCTGGTTGTGTACTTTCTCTTTTGATTGTGAAATTGAAAGGAGTGATGGTTAAATCTTGTTCTGAACCATAGACTGCATATATGCCACCTGTTGAACCTGCTAAAAGTTTTTGTTGTGCAATCATCCATTGTATTTCATCAATTGTTCCTGAATCAAAGGTGAAGGTCATTCCATTGGTAGCAAGAATCTGATCTCCTATAATTGATGCTCCAGTTGCAGTTGCTTGACCTGTTGCAGATCCTAATGCTTCAGATGGAGCAAAGTTCTCAAAGTCAGCAGTTTGCGAAAACCAGACAGTTTGTGGACTCCTAGAATTCCTTGCAAACACCATACGTTGCTGAAATATGGAGACATGATGAGGATATTGGTCTGTATACCATTCTCCAAATTTCCATGCAGTAATATTTTCCATGTTAGAAGTAGCAGGACAATCTTCTTCTAATGTAAATGTTGCTGTCTTCTGTCCTGTATCAGAACTGATATTTGATAGTTTCCCCCAAACCCACCAAATCTGTCCTTTCTTTACAAGACTTATTCTAAAGTGCCTGCCAACTGATGCATCAGTAAATATGTTATCAGATGCAGTTAAAGTTAATGCCGCACCTTTAGGGTAATACTGTGCAAATACATCATGTGTTGTATCTGCTTCTGCATGAAAAGCTTCAGTGTCTGCTGATCCATCTGTTGTAAAAGTTTTAGCATCTCCTGTTGCTGAAAGTGCCATTTGGAAAGTATTTGCAGTCGGATTTCTTACAATCCACGTTCCATCTCTTGGTACAGAACTTCCACCTGAACTATTACCATTAGATAAAGTAATTTTCATGCCTTCTTGAAGACCATGATTTTTTACTTGAAAATAAGAAAGAGAAGCAAAGTTTCCTTTAAAATCCTCATATGCCGCATTAGTAGCTTTTTCAGGAGTATTACCGCCAAAATTAGAATTTATAAACTCTTCCCCACGTTTAAATCTAAATTGTTGAGAAGATCCTGTAGCTGTAACTGATGCAGATAAAGTTATTACAGTTGAACTAACTACAGCAGTAACATAGACACCATTTGGCAAGCCTGTTCCACTAACATCACCAGAAGTAGTATCAGTATCATGGACTTCCATGCCAACACGTACTTTTGCTGTGCTAGTCATTGTTATATTCGATGTACTTGCAGGGTCTCCTAATCCAGATGTATGATTTGTAGCACAAGTTGAATCATCAAAATAATAAGTAGTGACTAATGTCGGAGTTACATTATCAGTTACAGTTATTTTTGTATTAGTTGTACCTTGGACAGAATCTTCCTGTTGACCTAAATATGGCCCGTTCTTATAAGGGAATGCTTCTAAAGTCCATTCAAAGCCATCACTTGTTCTCCATCCAGAAGTAGTTCCAGTAGATCTAGAAAGCTTATATGGAGCGACTTTAGGAGATACTAGGAAAAGGATATCCGCAGACTGCACAAATTGAAGATCCTGTAACTTCTCATTTGTGTCATACGGAGTGCTTGTAATCTTTAAATGAGTAGTAGAACCACCACCTGTTTCTGTTCCACCCAGAATTGCACCAGCTTTATAAAACTTAATGTATTCTTGACCAAACTCTAGAACATAGTTGTTTGCACTCTCATGTCCAAAGACAAAAGGGATTAATCTAACAGCTTTAGCTTCATTACCTAATGAAGTGTTGCCATCAGTACGACCTACAAATTTTGTTCCTGGTCTACGTGTAAGACTACCTGTGGGACGAACTATTAAGTTCTCTATTGTGTCGGCAGAATAAGCGTATTGCTCATCAGATGCATTACCATGACGTTGTTCTGCAATCTGACCACCAAACCAGTTGGTTTGAGTAAATGTTTGTCGGCCCATTAAACACCACTTGCCGTACTTGCAGAGAAGGGTTTGAACCAACCCGAAGAAGACTTGGATCTAGAATCGATCCACTCATTAGACTCAATCTTATCAGCAGTTCCTTCTTGACCATTGATACTTCTGGCTTCAGATAGAAGAGTCTGATATTTGCCTAACATTAAATCTCTTAACTGGGATTGACCTGTAAGATCCATTGCAATTTCACCTGCCAATGCCATCCCACAAGCCTGAATCAGTAAAGGATCAAACAAAGTTAATGTATTGTTATCACTGTCATGAGCCTGATTCCCAGAATATTTTTTAACATATTTAATGTTTGCAGATGTTGCACTTGTTAGAAGAGCCAACTGATCTTGAGTTTCATGATGTATGATCTCAATTTTCCAGGCATAATCATAATCTTCTTCTTCTTTCAAAGATAAAACTCTCAATGAATCCGCAGGAAGACTATATGCATAATCAAACGTATACTTTGGAACTGTACCGAGTCTTGTCAAAGCATCACGTTTAGTCATGCAATTCCAAGGATGCGCCCTTAATACTGAATTGATTACATCCTTCAGTCTATCCTTGGTTGCAAATGCTTGAGCAGTTTTATCTGAAAAAGCCGCAATTGTCTTATCACCAAGGTTATTCAGTGCAATATTTGCAATCTGAACTGCAACATTTTCAGCCATTATTTTTTAGAGGACTTTTTAGGTTTTGCTTCAGGTTTTTTGTCAGACCAACCTAGTTTTTTCAGTTCTCGCCATTCAGAAGAACCTCTAGTAACTTCCCTTTCGTCACCATCTGTAGAATAAAGAGCAATTCTCATATTATTTTTTGGAGAAAGGGGGCCGAAGCCCCCAATTAATCAATCTATAGTGTAAACCAAGTATCCTGCAAGATCATCGCCATCTACAATAGCGACATCTGTTGTTGATGCTATGATAATTACACCAGAGTTGGATTCAAAAGACTTAGTTCCACCAGTTGCTTTCAAAGGCGCACCTGTACTACCTGATGCCCCTTCTAAACCGAAATAACCAACAGTATCTACAGAGATTCCGTTAATTAATCCATCTGCGTCTGCCGCAACTGTCGTTCCTGTTAAGTCTTGATAAGCTTCCCAACCAATATCAATTGTCGCACTACTTGTGGTCCAATTAACATAAGCTCGGCTCATCCCCATAAAAAGACGAACCTTACCAGCAGGAAGTTTGCCTAGCCTGACATACGACGTTGCATCTCCAGCACCATCTTGATCGTGCGAGAAATACATAATTCTCATCCTCCCATGTTGATCAGAAGGATCATTCATCGTTGGAGGAACAGCAACGGTATTAGCGTGCTGTGTACCGTTTTGAATGGTTTGTGCCATATTTAATCTCCTTTCAAACGATTAAGATTTATCTACAGCCGCATCTTGACACATAATCTGGACAACTCGTTCTTCTTCAAGTCGAGTCGCTCCAAGTGTCATACGGTAATAGATGTATTGGCTGAATCGTTTGTCAGGTCTTTCAGAGATCCTAGCTACAATGTCTTCCCAAACACACAGGCCAATGCCTCTGCGGTGGAATGCATATACATAATGCTCATCAACAGATGTGACTTGCGGGACTTTATCTGATGCAGACCCTGAATACTCTTCAGTACCAGAAGTCGTTGGGATTTTTTCAGTACGGATAATATTGAAACCCATAAACTGATTTAAATCACCAGCAACTAATGCTCGGACCTGATTGTAATCTGCACTATTAACCTTTGTTGAAGTCAACAGATAGGCTAATTGAGCGGCATTTACAACTAAGAACAAGTTGCTATTTCCATTTACATCATAATCATCAGCTTCACTTGCACCTAGAAGCTTACGAGCATGAATAAGTTTACCTACGGTTAATGGCTGTTGATTACCAACAGTTTCACCATCAACTGCATAAGTGTTTGTTACAGAAGTAATCTTCTGAGCCGCAGGTAATGCAATTGAAGAACTAGAAGAACTACCTGATGTGGCAGAATCTCCAGTTGATCCATATGCAGACCCCTTCAAGGCCCCTATGATTTCTTCATCCATT